AGTGGCACAGTCACAAACTTGAATACAGTCAACACAACTATTGAAGACGTACTTCTTGAGTTACAAGTTGTAGATGGATCTGCACTTGGTAGTGATACCAACAAAGACGTTGGTATTGTAATGAACTACTACAGTGGATCTGCCAAAAAAGCTGCAGTGTTTTGGGATGATTCTACAGGTAGGATTGCAATTGGTGCTGAAGTATCTGAAAGTTCAAGTGTCTTGACTGTCAGTGCATGGGGTGCTCTTGAGATCGGATCATTGTATGTCAATGATTGTGCAGGTGCTTCTCAAGTTATATCGTGTTCAGGCACGACTCGTTCATTAGAAAACATAACAATTGATGGAGGCTCATTCTGATGCAACTAATAAATTCTGAAATAAGCGGTAAGACATGCACACGCTGTAATGATGGATCTACTCCAAACAAACTTTTGAAATACTATGCAGGTGTAGGATCATCTCAGTATACAGGAAATCCAGTTGTAACTCTCGTTACAAATAATGGAGTTAGAGTTGAGGTAGATGGTAGCACAGTGGATATACGATATCCTCAAAAGTATCAATGGAAATTCTCTACTATAAATCATGTTTCAAATGTAGGTGTCACATCAAGTAATACAATGGTTGATGGAGAAAGATATGTATCTTATGAAACTCCTATATCATCAGTTGCTTATACTCTTATAAAAAATATGGTGTCTGATGCTGAAAAATTGACTGGTTTTGGTACTATGACCACGGTGCCTGAGTGGAAAACATTGACCAAAGAATACTATACTAATGGTTTTGGTGGAGAAACATTTAAGAGATATAATTCATACAATGGCATGTTGTCAAAGAATGGAATCAACACCCTTAGACCCCATGCTCAATCTTGATATCCATAGAAGGACTAACTACAAACATTTCAAGGAAGATCAATACCCTACAAGAGAAAAAGTAAAACAAGTAATACAAGAGGGTATAGATTTATCTTGTATGAGTAGACAGTATCATACAGATTGGAGGATAGAAATATACGGACCTGAACACATAGAGGATAAGAAAAAATTAGTATTAGAGAGTGGTTCAGTTAATAAAACAACGAAAGCAGCAGGTTATAATTGTATGTTCTACCCACACTCTATGAGAGTAGGTGTGGAGCAATGGGAGAAAGACATTACAAAAGTATATGAAGAGCATCCTGGCACATTTAATAGACAAGTATTAGCACCATATTTCTGCCATCTCATTGCAAGTCCTGTTGAGACAAGTAGATTTTTTCTTGAGTTAGGAAACATGCTTCACTCTATAGCTTCAGTTTCAAATGCCTATGAAGTAGATTTTTCATATTGCAGGTGTTATACAAATTATAGAGACAATCCAATAATGAGAGGTATAGAACCTGATGAAGTGCTTGTGACATCTTTTGGTTTAGGATACTATGATTGGTCTTTAGCAGGTAGTAGAGGATATGAATGTTATTGGATTAAGACAGATGATCCTGATGTTATTGAAAATAGAAAAGGTGGACTTTACAACATCAAAGATTGCACTAGAGTAAATAAATCCCATAAAACATTGAAACCAAAAATTTCTGAATTAGTATATGGAAATAACTAGAGAAAAAATCAAAGAGCTAATACAAGAAGCTATAGACATAGCACCTCTTGAAACAAAATACCCATGGCGTTTTGAAATATCAGAAGCACCATATCATGTAAATTTTTATACGGGTGAGTGGAAAAAAGAAAAAGGATTGAACTTAAAACACAATGTATTCTTAGCAGGTAATTTTATATCATGTTTAGAAATTGTAGCGAATAGACATGAAATAAATTTATCATATTGTTTTCCTGATACTATAGAGCAAGAATTACTTGCATCATTTTCTTTCGGTCAAGATACAAAACCACATACTAAAGAAAAAATTTTACTTGACGAAGTGGTAGTATGGAAGTAATATATAAAACAGTATTATTATCATTATGAATGAAGAACTAAATGCTTTATTGCAAGTATATCAAGGTAGAATCAATCAACTGACTGCACAAAACATTGCTTTTGAGGCAAAGATTGCTGTGCTTACTAAGCAACTAGAAACAAAGCAAGCACAAATAGATGGTGGTGAAATTTCTGAGACTCCCCCTAGTGAGTGATGGAGTCTTATTTCAATGGAATTTGGAAAGACACAAATTATCAATACCTTGAGCATTCTGGCTATTCTTTGGTCGATTACGTTAATAATAAAAAACCATCTAGCGTCTTAGACGTAGGATGTGGTTACAATAGACTAAAGGGTAAGATAAAAAATCTCATCGGTATAGACCCCTTTAATGATGCTGCTGATGTAAAGGTATCCATAGAAAACTATAATACAGTTCCATACGATATAGCACTATGTTTAGGGTCAATAAATTTTGGTGATGAGAAGACTATAGACAAGCAAATAGATAAACTCCATACATTATGGAGAAGAGAAGCAATATTTAGAGTCAATCCTGGCATACCACATGCAGGTTGGGATGATTTTATTGAATGGTATCAATGGACACCAGAGAAGATATATGCTATCGCTGAACAATATAATTATAACGTAGAGTGTCTGAAAATGGAGTATACAAAAGAAAATGATCTCAGATACTTTTTCATATATACTAAATAACACTGTAGAAACTTTTATAAAAAATGCTTTCAGGAACAGATTTCGTCAAGAAGATCAAGGAAGGTAACAAAGAACTATTTGAAGCATCACGTTCAAATGTTCGTCGTTTCTTTGCATCTAAACCAAGCGACGAGTATCTTGTCGAGCACTTCCGTGGACGTATGGTCAACGAAGCTCAGAACATGTACGCTATCGCTGGTCAAGTTGCATCCGCAGATCCTTCTACAGACGTAAAAGACTTAGAAGCCGTCAAGCTATGGACGAAGCAAAGCACTTCCGTATGGTAAAGGAAGTTATCGAGCACATCACTGGTGAGGAACTAGATGTTGCTGCTGCATTCGCTGCTGAAGCAGAGAAACCACAGGCAAAAGGTGCATCACTTCTTGAGAAGTATGAAGCATCAGATGATGAAGCTGCACTTGCTGCATATCAATTGGTAGCAGAAGGAAGAGCAGAAGCAGTATGGAATGAAATGGCAGACTGTGTAGAAGATAAGTTTATCTCTTCACGTTATGCAACTATTGCTAAAGACGAAGGATTCCACTCAAACTTAGGTGGACGTTCACTTTCTAAACTTGTAGAAGGTAGCGAAGATCTTCAATCACATGTTCTCTCACTTGTAGAGAAGATGAGAGCAGATTTACTTGAAATCAGCAATAAGAATACTGCTACTCCTCTGGCCGTTGTGTAAAGGGTTGTCTACCCCTTCGGATTTCTTTATCTAACCAGTGCTCTTTGCACGGGAACACATACTTATGATTGGCATCGACAGTTACAAAATTGTCGATGCCTTCTTTTGTGACTGGAAACTCTAACATACGACCAAGATACTCAACATACTTTTCCTTGTATAGAAAGAATGCTTCATGATCAATAAAGTGTACTGCCATGTCTTTATAGTATTCGAGAGCAGTGTCCATTGTGCATTCACCACCCACTCTTACCTGCTGTAATTCGTTTATATTTCTATCTCTTACTATGACCGCAATGATTGGTAACACACCTAATTCAAATGCTCTCATCGCAACTTCTTTTACCTTAGGTGTCTGCCTTACACCATCATAAAAGAAGGGCACACTGACATTCGTGCAGAAGTATTCACCATCTGCAAAGTGTTCTTTTGTTAGTTCTTCTGGTTTTACAAAAAATCTTGCAAAGGGTTCTTCATCACTAGGAACCCAATACTTATCATGCAACTTCTCCCACCCTCTAACGTTTGGGTGAAGTGAGAGGATTCTGGCGAACAGGTGATTCCCAGATCCCTGAGGTCCTGTGACAATCAATAGTTTTTTCATTGGCATTCCAGTGTCGGATTACTCCGCTAATAATAAAGCAATTAGTAATAAGGTAGGTAAAAAATATAATAGACCGTACCACAAGTACGTGATTGTCATATTCTTTTGTTCTGTCGTCTGAGAATGATCCGAGTGCATACTTCCAAATCTTAGCAACATTTCCCATTCGATCCCTCATCGTAGGCATGATCGGTGTCTTTTAGAATGGGCGTAGATGGTGTATTCGGGTTCCATGGAAAGGGAACTCCAGTCTTATTACCATCGTCAAGAGGAGACTCTTTGACATATCCGATATACTTTGAATTCGCATCTAGTTCTAGTATTTGATTTACTCTCTCATCATACCATGCAATTGGTATTCCTATGTCTAATGTTTTCAAATACTCTTGTTTGTACAAATATAACAACTCGTAACTTAGGAAAGTTGGATTGTTGAATTTAGGTAATTGATCTAGGAAATGTCTTGTTGTAGATTCTTCTCGTATTCTGGTTTGTTGATTTTGAAGTATGTTTTGATCCCTACCTATGACTATGACTTTGGTATCTATACCCAAGTCTTGTGCATTGGAGCAAAACTGCTCGACGTTTGGACACCATTTAGTCCCTTGAGTTTTTATGCCAAGTGGGATACTGATAGATGTAAAAAAGTATTGACTCTGCGACCAGTCGAATTTATGCAGTAGACTTGGATCTTTCCAATACTCTGCAAAGGGTTCGCTAAAACGATGTGCTTCCCAATAATTGTCAAGCAACGTTTTCCAACCAAAGACATCTTGGTGTAGCGATAGAATTTTAGACCAGAGGTGGTTGCCCGAACCTTGCGGTCCCGTGAGCACGACAAGTGTTTTGTTATTCATGATATAATCCCTATAACTAATTATATCATAAATAATCTGGACTGTACATACAGTACTATAGGTAGATACCAGAATGGCAAATCCAAAGATTAAGATAAAGCGATCTAGTGTCGCTGGCAAAGTCCCACATTACCCCTCTACACTGGACTTAGGGGAATTTGCAATCAACACTGCAGACGGTAAAGTCTTTATAGCAGCAGGTCAAGCAGGTGTTGGAGTCGGAACAACAGTAAGAGAAGTTGGTTTATCAACTGAGAATGTATTAGCACAAAGTTTACAAGTAGATGGTAATTCAGATCTAAATGGTAACTTAGATTTATCTGGATATCTTGATGTTGATGGTCATGCTAATTTAGATAATGCAAGCGTTTCAGGTGTTACAACTTTTAGTGGCAATGTAAAGTTTGAAGCACAAGTTTTAGATGGTGATGGTGGATTTGGTTCTAATGGACAACTCTTCTCGTCTGATGGAACTGACACTAAGTGGATTTCTGTAGGAGAAATTTCAGCTGGTGCTGCTGCATCTGTTGGTGTTTCTGCTGACAGCACAAATAATACAAGATTTCCTACCTTCGTATCAGGTTCAAGTGGAAATAGATTTATAAGAGTAGATTCATCATATAACTATAATCCATCCACAAAAACTTTAAATGTAGCAAAGATAAACCAAGTCAATACTGTTGGTTTATCTACCATTGGTGGTTACACCTTCCCTCTCATTGCAGATGACGGGAGTAATGGACAGGTGCTTGCCACGGATGGAGCTGGTACGCTCTCATTCGTTACAGCAGAAAGTGGATCAGGTACAGCGACAACTATATCTCAGAACGGTTACACTGCTACAGCAAATCAAACCACATTCACTTTACCAAACTTACATAATGATGGTACAAAGACATACCCAGTTGAGGTATTCTTCAATGGTGTCAGAGGAAGAGTAGGTGCAGGTGCATCATTCGACTTCCAATTATCTGGCACTCAACAGGTTGTATTCAATAATGGACTTGATGTAGGAACAAGAGTTGTTACAAAAGTAGGTTACGGATACACCGTAGATGAAAGACAATTTACAGCATCACAAGGTGATACCACATTTACAATCTCAGGTGAACAAGCTGCACAGAATAAGTTCCACTGCTATCTAAACGGTGTTTTACTTAGACGTGGTACTGACTACACTGCTGGATCTCCTATAGTATTGACAACTGGAGCAAAAGATGGTGATGAACTTTGCATTATGAATGCTAACGCTGAAGAATTCTTCACTGCTAGTGAGGGTCAAACAAAATTTACTGCAACAGATACGAGTACCACAGCAGATAACACACAAGTATATTTGAATGGTATATTCATGGAGGTGGGTACAGACTATACTCTAGGAAACCCTGCTGTTACGATTATCAATCCTGTATCTGGTCTGACTGCAGGTGACAACTTTGATATTGTAATCACTCGATAAATAAGAACATGGCAGTAAATTCAAGACAAGACCTTATAGATTACGGTAAGAGACAACTTGGTGCTCCCGTTCTCGAAATAAATGTATCTGATGAACAAGTTGAAGATAACCTAGATGATACTATAACTCTTTATCAAGACCGTCACTATGATGGTGTTGAAAAGATGTATTTGAAACATAAAATTTCTAAAGATTTTACAGATACTATACAAGCAACCAGTGCAGAAGGTCGTGAGACATCACTTGGTATCACAACCACCACCAGTTCAAGTGTAAATATTACAGGTATTGGTGCTACCACTTTCAATTTTGATGAGACACAAAACTTTATTCAAATACCAGATGCAGTCATTGGTATTGAGAAGGTGTGGAAGGTTGACAGTCGTGCGATAGCATCAAACATGTTCAACATAACATATCAGTTATTTTTGAACGAGATATACTACTTCAGTTCCATGGAATTGTTGAGTTATACACAGACGAAGAGATATCTTGAAGACATAGATTTTATATTACACCCTGACAAACAGATTAGATTCAACAGAAGACAAAATAGATTATACATTGACTCTGACTATAGTAGTATGAAGGAAGATGATTATCTTATCATAGAGTGTTATAGAGTATTAGATCCTGAATCTTACACGAAGGTGTACAACGACAGGTGGGTCAAGAGATACTTTACAGCAAAGTTGAAGAAACAGTGGGGTCAAAACCTTATCAAGTTTCAAGGAGTCAAATTACCAGGTGGTATTGAGTTGAATGGTAGAGCAATATACGATGATGGTGTTGCAGAGATAAAAGAACTAGAAGGTCAGATGAGCACAGAGTACGAATTACCACCACTTGACTTCATTGGATAATGGCACTTAACCCGTTCTTTTTACAAGGCAGTAAGGGGGAGCAAACTCTCTTACAAGAACTGTCTAATGAGCAGATCAGAATGCATGGCATTGAGTTTATCTACATGCCTCGTGTTCTTGTCAAGAGTGCTAG